GGCAGCCCCGCCAAGTATTCCGGCACGCAAGGGTACGCCCCTTGCACACTGGCGCGCCATTGCCGTTTGGGAAGTTCGATGCCAGCATGGTTGATTTTGTTTAGCAGGGCTTGTGCGAGGGGCACTGTAGTGGGGTTGCCAGCATTGCCTAGAGCGATGCTCTCTTTGCGGCTTTCCCCTGTCCAGTCCTTGTCATCACGGCAAAATGGCGCACACGCTGCGACATACGCTTGTGGTGTTGGGAAGTGCTTAGAAGAATGTTTCATGTTTTGCCCCTTGTGCGGTGCTAGTCATTTGGTTTGTGATCTGTTTGATTGTTTCTTCTGGCAGGCCCGCAAAAACTGTTAGCTCGGCAGTTTCTTGTTTACTGAAGCCCGCCTTGATTAGCTTTGCGCCGCCAATGCTCGCGCGGGGGGACACGATGATCTGCAAACCGAGGGCGAGTACTGCGCTTCGCACAGTTTGTACAAAATCGCACCAACCATCATCCCCCGTCAGTCGCCGCTCTAGCTGCTCATCATAGTCCCAGTGGATACGGGCCGTAAATCGATCAAGAAAGGCGCCATCTTGTCTATTGCGGCCCACAAACTGTGAAGTAGCACCATTGCCCCAAGTGTTCGCGGCACAGATCATATAAAAATCTTTGTGGCGGGGGAACGGGCCTGCGGCAAAATCGCACGTGCCGTTTGTAAGGGCCGCATTAAGGGCCAAACCCGCATTTGGCAGCCAAGCATCAAACTCGTCTCCTAAGTAGATTCCACCGCCAGTGTACGCCTTGAAAAACGGGGTTTCAGCCACATTGCTTGTCGCGTCGCGAAAACCTAACAGTTTGTATTCTGTATCAGTCGCGCCGTTCATGTAGAACGGTAATCCTAAGTCGCGACCAATCTGTTCGGCTGCGTGAGTTTTGCCGCTACCCGGCGGGCCAGTCAGCCAAACTTGTCGCACAGCCTTAACGGCCCGAAACAGTTTGGGATAAAGCCTATGCTGTCCGGGTTCGCTTGGTGCCAATGCCATTGGCACTGCTACAGTTTGATGCTGTTCGCTTGCCTCTGGCATTGTGCGCCCTACTTGCGCGGCCCACGCTTGCACACCGGGTAGCCCGTCTGACGCTTGGAGCACAAGCGTCAAACATTCCGTCCGGGTGCGCCTTGCATAGTCGCCGAGCGGCACCCGGCCAACTTTGCCAACGGCAATAGCGGTTTGCTTGGGCAGTCCGTACCAATGCTCGATTGTGGGCGATTGCAGCGCGGCAAAACGCTGTGCTTCCTCTATGTAGTCAATCACGATTATTTCCCCTCTCTAAGCCATTGCTGTAAACTATTCAGCGCAGCCGCTTTGCTGAAAAATCCGCCCTCTAAAACCAGTTTTGTGCCGTCCGCATTAACACGCACAATCGCCCATTTTCCCGCTATTTTAACAAGTTTAAGCATGGTCATTCTCCTCGGAAAAGGGCGCGGCGCGCCCGACGCTATATCACAAGCACAAACTGTGCCTATTGACGGGAAGTGTGGGCGGGGGGTTTGCGCTTGAAGCGCCCTGCGGCATCCTGCCGCGCTCTGGCATGGTCAAAACGGGGGGTTTGCCTGATATTCCCTCGCGGTAAGCCTTTGATTCTGTTATGAAAAAAAAATTAAGTGAGTACTAACTAACCTATCGCGGCAACATCGGAGATCGGGCATATGGTCGGTTTTGCTACCGCTAGGATGCCGCAGGGCGCGGCAGGTCGCGGCAGGCGCAAACTGTCAAAATTTCGCCACAATTGACGGGAATTCGACAAAAGCGTCAGATTCCCGACAATCACAGTTTGTGGGCCGCGCCGATGCCCCCACAAACTGTGGCCCGTGCTGTCCCGCTCGCCAATTGCGCACCAATTCGGTGCACCAACCTGTAAGTAAGCACTCACGGGGGCGAGTTGTAACAGCCTGCAGGGCTCTCGACCCTCGGAAACCGTGCCAAATGTAACAAACTGTAACAGCAACAAACTGTTCGCGGCCCGCCCCCCGGTCGCCCGGCGATCGCGGGACTCCGGCGATGGGAGGTTGAGGCGAGGGTGCATGTGAGTGGAAAACGCAAGTGGAAAAGGTGGGTGGAGAATTTTTTGGGTCTTGTGGGAGTGTTACCGGGAATTGGCAATCCACCACCTCCCGTCACCCGCTCACCACCGCGCCACCACCCGCCCACCACCGGCCCACGCCCCTTGACAGTATGCGCGCACTAACGTATCCTCGTCGCATGTCCCTCGATTTTCATCCACTACGAACCACCACGCCGCCCCACTTGGCCCGTGTCCGGTACACGCACGAGGCTTGCATTGACATGATCCTGGCCAACCCGGCGGTGAGCCAGAATGAGCTTGCCGAGGCGTTTGGGTATTCAGCGAGTTGGATGTCGATTGTGGTGAATTCCAATGCTTTTCAGGAGAAGCTTGCCGAGCGCAAGGGGGAGTTGATTGACCCGGTGATCAAGGCTAGCATCGAGCAGCGGATGGATCAGCTGGCGAAGATGAGCATGGACTTGCTGATGGAGAAGTTGGAAGCGAAGGACGGCTCGGCGACGAAGATCGCTCTTGAATCGATGAAGACCTTGGCCCCTCTCGTCGGCCCGCAACGGCAGATGCAAACGACCAACAACCTCTACGTCGTCCAATCCCCACCCCGTGCCCGCTCCAATGAGGAGTGGTCGGGCGCGGTAATCGACATGCAATTGGGGGCTGCGTGACCCTAGCCTTCACCGGGGAAACCCCGGCCAAGCCTCTCGCCAACGTCCTCTGGCAGCCCAACCCCGGCCCGCAAACCGCAATGGTGACCTGCCCGGTGTTTGAGTTGTTTTTCGGTGGTGCGCGAGGTGGTGGCAAGACCGAAGCAAGCATTGGGGACTGGCTCCTTCACGCCGAGGAATACGGCGAAAACGCCTCTGGCATCTTCTTCCGCCGCACGCTGATCCAGCTCGACGACGTGATCAAACGCACCCGCCGGATGTTTGTCAAGGTCGGTGCCAAGTACAACACCCAGTCCAAGACCTGGATCTTCCCCAACGGCGCGCAGCTCAAGTTCCGCTACCTGGAAAAAGACACCGACGCCGAGGAATACCAGGGTCACGAATACACGCGGGTGTATGTGGAAGAGGTGACCAACTTCCCTTCGCCCACCCCCATCATGCTCCTGCTTGGCACCGTCCGCTCAGGCCACGGTGTTCACTGCGGAATGCGGCTTACTGGCAATCCCGGTGGGCCGGGGCACGCTTGGGTCAAACGCCGCTATATCGACCCCGCACCGAAGGGGTACAAGATTATCAAGGAAGCAATCAAGCTTCCCGACGGCTACGTGTCCCCAGTTGCGAACATGGAGATGGAACGGGTATTCATCCCCAGCCAGTTGAAAGACAACCCCAAGCTGATGGAAAACGATCCCGCATACATCGGGCGGCTCGCGAACACTGGCTCGGCGCAGCTTGTCAAGGCCTGGCTCACCGGCGACTGGGACATTGCCGTTGGCGCCTACTTCACTCAATTTGACAGTCGCAAGCACGTGCTCCCAGAGCGCATTGTCCCATATATCCCCCCGTGGTGCGCCAGGTTCACGAGCATGGACTGGGGTTATTCCAAGCCCTTCTCCCTTGGATGGTACGCCATTTCCGATGGCTCGTTTGGGCTGCCCCGGGGGGCCCTGATCAAGTATCGTGAGTGGTACGGGACGAATGGTCGGGCGAATGAGGGGTTGAAACTCACCGCTACGCAGGTCGCCGAGGGTATCAAAATCCGCGAGGTGAAGGACAAGATTGCCTATCGCACGGCTGACCCGGCCATTTTCCAACGTGACAACGGCCCATCCATCGGCGAACACTTCGCCATTGCTGACGTGCATTGGTCGCGGGCGGACAACCGGCGTCTGAGTGGCTGGAACCAAGTTCGCCAGTCCCTTGTCGGTGAAGGCGGCATCCCTATGCTTTACATCGTAGATTGCTGCCCACAAACCATCGAACAATTTCAGTCCGTCCCTGCTGACACCGACAACCTCGACGACGTGGACACCACGTCTGAGGATCACGCAATGGACGAAACCCGCTACGCCGTCATGTCACGGTTTGCGCCGGCCGACTTCAAGCCAGACACACAGAAAAACTGGGAGCAGAAAACGCTCGATGAGCTGTGGGCGGACACTGAAACCTACCAACCCGTAGGCCGCATATGACCGGCTCAGACAATCAAGTCGCCACAATCGCCGAATTTGGCACCAGCCCGCAGGACATTGTCAAGCGCTGGTCGGCCGAGCTTCGCCACGCGGGCAAGCAGCGGGAGAAGTTCTATCAAGACGCCGCAAAGCTGGAAAAACGCTACGAGAACCACGACGAGCGGGGGACAACCTACTCGAAATTCGCCGTTTTCTGGTCGAATGTGGAGATTCTCAAGCCAGCGGTGTATGCCAAGGCGCCGAAAATCGTCGTCACGCGCCGGTTTGACGACGATGACCCAGTCGCCCGCACAGCCGCCCGCATCCTCGAACGCGCGGGTAACTTTGACATCGAAAGTCACCACGATTTCAACGATTCCCTCGATCCGGCGGCCCTGGAATACTTAATCGTGGGCCAGGGGACTGTTTGGAACAGATTCGAGGCCAAAGTTGGCGACGAGAGTATTCAAATCTCCGCCAACCTCTCGCCATCCCCCTTTCCCAGCATTAGCCAAGAGCGCGCGCCGGTCGACTTGGTCGCTTGGGATCATTTCTTATGTGCGGCAAGCCGGACGTGGGAAGAAACACGGTGGGTTGCTCGCTGCGTGGAGTACACTCGCGAGGAAGGCGAACGCCGATTTGATGAGTCACTCAAACGCTATGGCCAATCCTTCAAAGACGTTCCCTTCGAGCGCGGCCCGAAGAACAACGACCGTTGGGAGAAAACGGACAACGAGGACTTTCTCAAGCGGGCGCTTGTGTGGGAGATTTGGGATAAAGACACCGGGATGGTGTACTGGATTGTGCGGAATTACGAATTCCCCTTGGACTTCCGCCGCGACCCACTTGGCCTGAAGGACTTCTTCCCCTGTCCAAAGCCATTGCTTGCCACCCTGCGCCCGCGATCTATCATTCCCAAGGCCGACTACCTGTTCTATCAAGACCAGGCCCAGGAACTGAACGAAGTCACGGCGAAGTTGGCGTGCCTCACCAATGCCCTGCAAGTTATCGGCATGTACGACGGCTCGCAGGCTGAGTTGCAGGATATGCTGAAGCCGAATATGAACAATCGGATGGTGCCCGTGCGTTCGTGGGGGGCGCTGGCGGACAAGGGCGGGATTAAAGGCGTGGTCGACTTCTGGCCCCTTGACCGGGTGATGGAAACTATCACAGCCCTGGAAGCACGGCGTCAAGTCCTGCTTGAAATCATCTACCAAATCACCGGCATTGCCGACATCATCCGGGGCGCGTCGAATCCGAACGAGACCCTGGGCGCGCAGCAAATCAAGAGCAAGTTTGCCGGCCTGCGCCTCGAAACTCGCAAGCAGAAAATGGGTGAATTTGCTGGACAAGCCGCCGCCATCAAAATCGAAATTATCGCCAAGCACTTCCGCCCCGAAACCATCATGAAAATGGCAAGCGTGGAGCAGATGGGCGAAGATCAGGAGTTGATTTTCCAGGCGATGGAACTGATCAAGTCCGAACCGGGCTTCTGCTACCGCATTGAAGCGAGTGTAGACACGATGGTTCAACTCGACATGGACAACGAGAAGGCCGAGAAGGTGGAGTTTCTTGGTGCAATTTCCAACTTCATTCGGGAAGCCTCGACCGCCACGCAGGGGCAGCCTGCCCTCGCCCCGCTGTTCATGGAGATGCTGAAGTTTGGTGTTCGCGGGTTTCGTGTTGGTCGGGAGCTGGAATCGAAGGTTGACAAGACCACCCAGTACCTGCTTAACAAGCTCAAGGAACAGGAAGCCAATCCCCCGCCGCCGAAGCCGACGCCGGAAGAGGTGAAAGTCATTGTTGCCGATAAGGACAATGCGACGAAAATTCGCCTGAAAGAAATGGAACTGGCGAAGCCGGTAGAGCAGCCGCCTGTCGAAGACCACACTAGCGAACTTCTGCGCCAAGACCTTGATATCGAGCGTAAGCTTCTCCAAGCCGATTTCGACAAAAAGCAGGCTAAACTCGCTGCGGATGCCGAAGCTATGCAAGCGGCGGAGAAACTGGCTCGTGTTGAGTTGGAAAGTCGGTTCAAAGAATTAGAGTTGAAAATTCGCGAAGTGGCGCAAGAGGCGGTTATTGCGCAGACGACGGCGGAAGCCGCAGAGCCAGCTGAGTCTGTCGAAGCCCCAGAAGCTGCGACTGCCGCCATGCAAGCCAGTTTGCTGCAAATCCATCAAGAAGGGCAACAGGCTCTGTTGACTGCGCTCGAAGCCCTGACCGCCGCCAAAAACAAACGAATCGAAATTACCGCGCCGAGTGGTGCTGTGTATACAGGTGTGGTAAATGGCTGATAACATCAACCTTAACCCCGGCACAGGTGGCGATACCGTTCGCACTGTTGACAAGGCTGGGGCCGAAACCCAGGTCGTGTTGCTGGATATTGGTGGTTTAGGGGCTGAATCTCTTTTCACCGGTGCTGTGTCGTTGAATGCGGCTCTGCCAGCGGGCGCCAACACAATAGGCAATGTCAATGTTGTCGGTACTGTGCCAGTATCAAATGCTGGCCTCACCAATCTCGATGTTGCCCTTTCCACGCGGCTAAAGCCTGCGGATACGCTCGCTGGTGTGACGCTAGTCGGAGCCGTTACCAGCATCACGAATCCGGTTGCGGTTACCCAGTCTGGTGCTTGGTCAACTGGGCGTACTTGGACGCTGGGCAGTGGCACCGATTCGATTACTACTGTCCCTAGTGGCACGCAAACAGTAACCGGAACTGTCACGGCCAATCAAGGCGGTGCGCCGTGGTCGGAGAATATTTCCCAGTGGGGCGGCGCTGCTACGTCGCTGGGCCAGAAAGCTTCGACGGCATCCGTGCCTGTTGCGCTTGCTTCGGACGGCCTTGGCAGTTCCGTCGGCACGCCGATGTTTATCAGCGGGTCGATTAGCGCAACCAGTGCCGCAACCGCTACAAACAGCGAGCCTCAGTATGCCGAGGCAGCCAGCGCAGCCCTTTCCCAAAATTTGAACGGGCAGCTTCGGGTGATTGAGGATATTCAACCAACCATTCTGAACACTATGCAGAATATTCTGCTTGAGATTCGCGTAATGAACACGGTTTTGCACCAGACTCTTAATTGTCGCGACGATCTCGACTCGCTTCGTCGCGACGCATTCTACATCAACTCTTCAATGGTCAACTAGGAGCAACAAATGCCAATCGCACAAGGACAAGTAGGCGAACAAAAGAACGGTGACGGCTCTTCGCCGGTACAAGGATTTCGGCAGGGGCAGCAGGGTGAAATGTCCGTGTCCGAGCTTCACGGTCGATTTTACGAGCAGGCGTATCGCGGGCGCTTGTTCACCGGCGGCATGACGCTGACCGCAATCAGCAACGCAACCTTCACGTCTGCCACAGTTGGCGCAACGGCGACGCCGATAGTCGGTTTGTGGAATCCAAGCACATCCGGCGTGAATGCCGTGATTTTGCAAGCCACCCTGTCTGCGGTTCTTACTGCTCTGCAAAATACCGGCGGCGCTCCGTATGTCTGGATGGGGTCTGTATTCAATACCGCGATTTCGACTGGTGCACAGCCGTGGGGCGTTAAGACGCTGACACAATCCGGTTCCGGCATGAAGAACATGTCCGGTGTCGCACTTACCGGCCTGACTACCAACCTTTCGGTTATCAAGGGTTCTGCGCTCGGCGGCGGCAACTTGTACAACATTGCCTCTCTCAGCACGGCGGCTGGCTTTACCACTCCGCACGCTGCGTCGGTTGAAAACTTCGACGGTTCATTTCTCGTGCCGCCCGGTGGCGTCATTGCGCTGATGGCGACCACGACTCCGGTTGGTTTGAGTGCAGCGAGCGGTTTGCTGTGGGAAGAAGTGCCAATTTAACATGCCGATTCTAGTTTACCTTAGTAATTTGGGGATGGGCGGTGGCGGAAGTTCGCCAACGACTCCAACATTACAAGGTAATCTAGGCTTCGGCTACGACGGAAACCATCAACCATTCTACTTACCAAAGCCGGCGAAAAAAGGAAAGCGGCGTGTTGAACAGGTTGA